GCCCGCCGTGACGACGGGGAGGCTGCCGATGCCGTTGAGCGTGAACGGCGGCTGATTGCCCGGCGTCGCCTGTACCAGATCGTGGCCGTTACCGGTTTGATCGTACAGCTTGGCGACGGTCAGGCTGCCGCCGTGATTAGTCTGGAACGTGCTGATGGCGTTGGTATCAAGCCCGCCACCCGAGATGATGGCGAAATCGCTCTCGGTGGTGTCGGTGGCACGCAAGCGAACCGCGTTCACGCCGACGCTGGTCGAGCTATACCCGCGCAATCCCCAGAACGCGGTCGCTCCGCTGACGATGTCGCCCGGACCTCCGTACAACGGAGCCGTGATCGTCCGCTGCTTCGGCTCGGGATCGGGCGGCTGCCAGCGCCGCAGAAGCGAGTCGAGCATGTTCAACTGCGTCTGGATCGACGGCGGGTTGTCGATGCGCGGCGGCAGCGGCGGCAGCACGAACGGACGTGTCGGCCAGCGCGCCCAATAGGCGCGATGGATGTCGACGGTCGCGCCGTCGAGCGCGCCCACGCGCACGGCGGTCAGCCACGGCTGGTTGAATATCTTCGCCGGGTAGTTCTCGCCGGTAATAGGGTCCGCAACTGACGGCGCGATGGTGATCTGCCACGAGTCGAGATCGAGACCGGCCTTCCAATGCGCTCGCGACTGCGAGCTGATCTGATCGAAGTACGGGCCTTGCGACGTGTAGACTTGGCCGTTGTAGGACACGTCGGTGTCGGCCGTCGTGTAATAGAGGTGCGAGCCGTCCATCAGCGTGAAGTCGTACAGGTCGGCGAACACGTACTCGCCGGTCGCCAGCAGCGTATCCAGACCGGGCGGGAACGTTTTCATGCGCCGAACTTGATCGTCGTGAACGTCAGCTTGCCGAGCGACCACAGCGGCCCTTGGTAGTCGCTCGATCCGGTGAACTGCTCGAACTGATACTGGTCCGCGTCGAAGCGGCAGTACCAGCCAAACGTGCCGTTCCAGCTTATCGTCTGACCGGCAGGCACGATGGACGACGGCGTCAGCACGCCCTTGTTGCTGATCGTGAAGGCGGCGGTCGAGAGCACCGTCGAGCCGATCGTGATCGTGGCGTTGGTGAGCGTGGTGCTCGACGTCGAGATGCCGAACACCGGCTCGGTGAAGCCGCCGTACGTGCGCAGCAGCTGAAACGACGAGCTGCCGCCGTCCGCGACGGCGATGGTCTGGCTGCTGGTCACGACGGAGTCGTTCGGGTCGACGTAGAGGAACGCCTGCGTTTGGCCGTACATCTGGTTGTAGAAGCCGAGGATGGTTTGCAGCTCGGCGTAGGCCGCCGCCTGCCGGAAGAACGAGAACGGAAGCTCGTACTGGTAGCGCGGATAGGTCCACGGTGCCTGCGGCGTCACCACGCCGCCGATGCTCTCCTGCAAGATCGTGCGCCATTGCGGCGTGCGCATGATCGGAAAGGTCAGGCCGGGAAACGACGTTGTGGGAAAGACGCTAACCATAGGCTGGCCTCATGCCCGGGTTCTGCGACCACATCTGCGCGACGGTGCGCGCTATTAGTTGCCCGCCGGGGCCGCGCAGCCACAGCGCCATCGTCGAGGTGTCGGGCGTGGAGACGTTCATGTTGAGCGTCAGATTGTTGTTGGTGCTGGGGCCTCCCCCGGCTCGGATCGCGTCGGCCATGCCAGCAGGGATCACCATCTCGCCCTTGTGCACGAGCGCGAGCGTCGTTTCAGGCACGTACATGGTTCCTTCTTGCAGCTTGAACACTTTGGCGATCGCGCCGGTCACGCCGGTCACTCCCATCTCACCAATGGGAATGCCGGTGATGAGCGATGCGGCAAAGAGCGCCATCATCTCCACGATTATCTTCTCGATGTATTCAATCACGGCGATCATCAGGCTCTTCCACGTGTTCTTGAACGCTTCTGCCCACGTCATCGTGCCGTCGAGCAATCCCTTCAGGTTGCTGTTCCATGCGCTGAGTATCTGGTTGCCGACGCTGAGAAACGCATCGCGCACGGCCGTCAGTTCGCTCGTCGTGATCTCAATGCGCTTCGTCGCCCACTCATCCTGCGCCGCCGTGATCTTCGCCTGTATCTCCGCCCGCTGCGTTGCAGACAGATCGTCGCGCGCAAGGATCTGATCGTATTCATACGTGACGGCGGCGACCATCCGGTCGCCGCTCTCGATCTGCTTTTGCAGCATCTGCGTCCTGCTCAAGGAGAATTTCTCCACGTCTTGCTTGTAGAGAGCATCCTGACGGGCGGTGGCAGACTGGATTTGCCTGACGGTGTCTTCGATCTGCTTGATGAAGGCACCGAGATGATCCTTGGCGTTGAAGTCGATCTCCGCGAGATGCTGCTTGACGCTCTCGCCCATATTCGCGACCTCGGTGCTCAATCCCGCGATCTGTTTCGCTGCCTCGATCATCGGGCCAGAGTTCAAGGCCACCATGTTCTGCGTGAGGAATTGAATTCCCTTCGTGGCGGTCATGGTGTTCGTCGCGGAGGCATTCAATGCCGCCCCCGTGTTGCTCAACATGTCCTTTAATCGTTGCCAGTTCTCGCTTACCGAGGCGAGGAACTCGCCTTGGCCGTGGATCAGATCGTTTATCTCTTTGAACGTGCCCTGAAGGTCTTTCGACAGCTCGCCGCCAGCCAGCGCCACCAGCGTGTTCTTGAGCTTGACCCATTCGGCCTCGGCGTGGTGAAGGGCCTCGGCCTGCTCCTCGCTCATGCCAGCGACCTTGGACCCCTCCTCGACGCTCCTGCGATAAGCGTCGCCGCCTTGCAGCAGCAGCGGGATCAATGCCTGATTGCGGCCGATCAGCAAGGTCAGGCTGCGCGTCACTGCCCCTGTCGAGTTGTCGAACTGCCCCGCCTTGTCGGCGATCAGAGCGAGCGAGTCCTGAAAGTTCAGTCCCTTGAAGTCGTTCGCTGTCAAACCGAGGTTGTGCAACGCCTGCGCCGCAGGGTTCAGCCCGTCCCGCGTTGATCTTTCGATGTTGACCATAAGGCGCTCGCCGACCAGCGCCATCGCATCCAACGATGTGCCCGCCGACTCAGCCGCGACCTTCAAACCGCCGACGGTCTCGGTTGACACGCCGAGCAATCGCGACATGTTCAAGGTCTGCGTACCCAGCTCCATTACCTGATGGATGATCTCGGTCAGGCCTCCGACGCCGATAAACTCTTTGACGGTCTCCATGAAGCCTTCAAAGCTGGCCTTCATGCCCTCGCCGATGGCCTTGGTGTGCTCGCCGAGCGTGCCGAGCTGCGACTTGATCTCGTTGACGGATGAGATCAGCTCCTCGATCTGCGCGCCAAAAGTGACTTCAACGTCAGCCATCGCTACCTCTGGCGGATGCCCGCCTTGTTGAACATCTCCAAGGCGGCAATCGCCGCCTGCGGATTGTCGATGATGTGAGAGGTATCAGTCGGGCGCGAATACTCGATGCCTAACGTCTTCGCTATCGCCAACAGAATGTCCCCGCTCGGCGGGTGGCGCGACCAGAATTTAAAAAGGCGGTCCACGTCTCGCAACGTCATGGACCTGATCTGGTCGGGAGTATAGCCGCACTCGGTCTGCAAGCGGCCGAACAGTTCCTGCCAAAACTCCTCGTCTAGTTTACCGCTGTGGTGCCCTCCAAAGGGCGCGCGTCACCGTTACCCTTCTTCTCCACCTTGATGCCGGTCAGCTCGATGATCTTCTCGAACGCGAGGCGCACATCCTCGACCGACGGCTCGATCTCCTCGAACACGACTTTCGGCTCGGCGCGCTCCATTGCGATGCGCAGCACCGCATAAGCGACGCGACCGGCCTTAAGCTCGAACGCGTCGGTGACACGTTCGAGCTGTCCGATGTTGAGGGCGTGGATCGTATAGTCCACGCCATCAAGAGTGATTGTGGCGGACCTAGCCAACGTATTCCGCCCGGGTTTGCTCCTCGCGCTCGGCATCAGTCCTCGGTGCGGCCGGAAGCTGCAAGACCGTCGCGCAAACACCGGGAGACATATAGGTCAGCATAATATGCTCGCCGTCGGGGAATTCGAGCACGTCATGGTGACAGCGCTGCACGTCCTTGTTGACCTGCCGGAAGATCGCCGTCTTGTAACTGGGCGTGGACTCGCTGAGCAGCGTATCCACAACACGGTTCATGAAGCCGCAGCGCAACTGAACCGGCACGTCAAATGCAAGCTCGGTGCCTGGAAGCACACAGACTGCCGTCCCATGATCGTCAACAGCGGCAAAGCCGGTCGTGCCGGTGCCGAAGTTGCGAGTAACGAGCTTGTCGGCGACCTTGGCGGGACGGGACTTGACGGCTTGCAACGAGTAATCGCACATGAAGCTTCTCCTTGTTGCGAAGTTTAGCTGACTTCTGGAAACACATAGTTGACGACTTGTCCAGCATTATTTGCAAAGATATCGAAATCGAACTCGGGCATGATAAAATCTTCAAGCTTGGCCGCCATCATGTGCTTGGCCGCCACGCAGGCGTAGACGCGCACCACGAACGGCTTCGCAGCAGGCTGGCTCAGCGAGGTGTAGTAATCCAACTGGAACGTCGGCGTGAACCCGATTGCCTGATTGGTGACGATCAGGCTCTGCCCAGCGGGCGACGTCACCACGTTGGTGTAGGTGACCTTGATCGGCTGCGACGCGCCCGCGGTCAAGCTGGTCGTGTCGGCCGCCGAGAAGTTGTAGAACCCCGGCGCGGTCGAGTTCACCGAGTACTTACCCGACGACTCGCTCCCCGTCGCCACGCGCTGGAACGGCAGCCCGCTGTTGACGTAGATAACGCCGAGATCGGCGTCGAACGAGAGCGACGATCCGACCTGTATCTGATTGGTCGATGTCGACAGCGTATACGTCGCTCCCACATTCCATGCGATGTTGACGCCTTGACCGAGACCCGACGTGCTCATCGGGCTTCCGGCGATGGTCGAGAACGCACTCATGCCATAGAAAGCATTATTCCATGCAATGCCCGACAGCACCGCTGCCTTCCATTTTCCGGTCGACTTGACGGTGCCGCGCGCAGAAACCAATGGATACTGGTTTTGCCCGAATAGCTGTTTCGTCGTGCCGCTGAAATCGAGGTTCAGTTCCTGCGCATAGCCAACGTTGATCGGGATCGGTTGCGCCGTGTCGGTGCGGGTGATGATGAGGATGCCGGGACCAAATGCAGCAGGCGGTGTCGCCATCTCCTAACTCCATGAAGGGTATTTGAGAATCTCGATAGGCAACGTTGCCATGCCCTGTCCACGGCTCGGATCGATCTCTCCGGTCATGATAAGTCCGTTGCCCTTGAGGTAACAATGCGACACGAGTCCGCCCAATGTCTGTGCGCCGGTTGCGGGATCGGTCGGTTGCAGCGCTTCAAAGATCGTCTCCATTAGCGGGTGAAAAACGCTGCCTCCCGGCGTGATCGTATCGGGCCCGTCCGGCGTGCCGCCTCCCGGCAGCACCGCGTAGATCACCAGCGTGCGGCGCATGAACACCCGCGCGGGCGTTGCGCGCGCCTGCGAGCGCTCGTAGGCGTCGACGCCGCCGCCGAGACCGACGCCGTCATAGACGAACAACGCGGGCTGGCGCAGTGGGTTGGCTGAGTTCGCCAGTTGCACGACCTGCTCCCACATCAGGAAACGTCGTGAAATGGTCGGAAAAGCCGCCGCCACGCCCGCGTCGTTGACCAGCAACGAGTAGAGCGCGTTCATAATATCTTCATTTGTTGCGGCAGTCATCAAAGCCCTTCTCTGGCTTGGTCCAACGTATCTTGGATGTCGCCCATAAACTCGGCCAGCGTATCCTGCATGAACAGATACGGCTTAGTGCCCGGATGATCGACCCGTCGCGCGAACACCTCAATCACGCCGCCGAGGACGAAGTGCAGCATCTGCGCGTTCACCGGCAGGATCTCGTGCGGCTTCGTGCCAAGCTCCAAAAACGTCGGCAGCAGACCGCCAGCGGACGGCGACTCGATGGCAATGGTGGCGGTGATGCGGCTCGGGTTCTCCCGCATCACCTCGGTGACCTCTATGGTGTTGCGCGACTTCAGCTGCGTGTTGAGGCGATTGTTAATAGCTGCGACCATATTGTTCGCCAGCGGCGGGATCAGACGGCGCAGATTGGTGCGCACGCTCTCCGGTATGCCAGCGTCCGAGAGGCGAACCAGCGCCTTCGACAGATCGACCTCGATCTTTACTTCCATTACGGCATCTCGCCCAATGACATTGTTTCATGGTCCAACATTCCCTTCGGCTCCAATTATAATACCTTCCGAGGATGGAGAACCCGGATTTTCGTGGCCTACAGGAGAAAGAGGCA